TCGAGAAAAGCTTGATCAAAGTATCCAGGAAAGACTGTTGAAAGCCTTTGCCGAAGTCTTTGACCAAGCTTACCCAAACTAGCATTAAACTTAATAAGAAATTTCTTTGTAAAATAATCAAACAAATTTTTAATTAAATTAATTCCGCCCCCTGATTTTACTTAATCTTATGCAGAATTTTAGTATATATTTTTGACAGGTTTGTCTTTATGAAATAAAGTCCAAGTTTCCAGTCAGTTTTCATGTAGCGTGTCTCTCAAGCCAATTAAGCATCGTTCCCTCATACTTAAGCCTTCCTAGGTGTAGCATTTCAATTGAAGGGTCAGTCCAAATTTCTCCATTAATTTCTTGCCAGTATCTACAGAAACCATAATCTTCTGATAAGAATCTATGCTTCTCTGGATCAACATAAGAGTTAAAGAAAGCGTAAGTCCATTCTTTCTCTTCACCTGTCAAACCACCAGTGTCATCAATATACTTAAGTTCAGAGTAAGCCTCAATCATTTTCTCAAACACTTCTCTTTTAATAAGCATAAAGCCAGTCCCGGCATCATAAACACTTATTGCGCCCTTATCAACCTTAACTTTATTGTTCTCTGCATCCTTTGCAGCATTAACTACAAATCTTAAAGAACTCTCAAGGAGTTTGCTATCCTCAATACCTTTCCTTGCATTGTCTCCAACTAGTTCCCAATTAATACTTTTAATAGGATAGGCAGCTGTCATTATTCCCTTGTCATGCCATAGAAGTTTAAGAATATCATCACCCTTAAATCCTAAATCGCAGTCAATAAACATTAAGTGAGTAAACTCTTTGTTTGCCAAAAACTTAGCAGCAATTTGATTTCTCGCTCTTGAGATGAGTGAATCACTCATTGTACAAATTGAAAATTTCATTCCAATTTCTTTAAATTGCATTACTGCTCTAATTAGTGACATAACTGTCGGTTCAGAAATAAGTTGATCGTAACATGGTAACGCAATCATTGGATACCATGAGTTAATCTGTTCTTGGTCTATTTCTATTGTTTGTTCTTTGAAAATTGTCATGCTCTAATTATACATAAAAAAAGAGCGTGATTTGCATCACGCCCCTTTTTATTTAATTTTTTTTTTGCTAATTAAGCGTTTGTCTTTGCCGGTGTCTTTACGGACTTCACATCTTTTGCTGTGACTTCTTTCTTGACAGAAGTGATAACTTCTTCCTTAATTGGGGACATGTAGTAAAGGCTACTTGTATTCTTATCGAAATGAATCTTAACAGTAAGTTCCAATTTCTTTGCTTGCGCACGAATTCTCTGTTGAAGTGAATTAAACTTCTTTCCTTCTTCTACATCTTCAATCATGTAGGTTTTTCCTGTTTTGCTTGATTCAATCAAAGAATCAATAATTTCCTGAAGTTCAGCCGAAGTACGACCCGAACGAGTAATTTGAGGGAAACTATCAACTGATTTAATATTGAGTGTCATTTTGCTATTCCTTATGTTTGTTTGGAGTTAAGGGCTTCTGCCCCTGTGACAAACACATTATCGGCATAACTTTGGCATCACAACCTCGCCCATAAAGTTTTTAAAATTCTTTATTGTCTTGTGAGTTTTCTTGATCAAACTCACCAACAATAGCTTCAAGTTTTTTAATCATGATTTTCATCATAGTATTTTCCATAATAAGATTCGAAATTGTCGCAGTTAATTCCTTGACAATTTCATCGTAAGAAGGATTTACATCTTCTCTTTTTACAGGCTTTCGAGCCATTTTTCACCACTTTCTGTAGATAGTATTTGTTTATCGTATCCAGGAACGAACTGGCCGATATCACTATTATATACCTTTACCGTTCCGTATTCTTCCATATCATCAACTTCTTCATATTGTTTAAAATCTGATCCAAGTATTTCAATATCTACTTCCATCTCTACCGACATATTTTCAATACAAATAAAAACTGATCCGGCTAATGCGTCAGCCAAATCCTTTGATCCAGAGTTAGGGTGATCAATCTTATTATTTCCAAACAATCTTAATTTAAGAAGTTCTTCCTCAACCAATAACTCATTCCAATAACCACGAAGTCTCGTATCGTAAATTGTAGTCATTAATGTATCGTAATCGGTTTTCTTAACGCTGTGGAAATCAGCATTAATACCCTGAGATCTAAGGCTTTGAATCATCTCAATAGATTGCCAACGGTCAAAAGTAACCTTTGCCACATCAAACTTCCTACATAATTCAATAATCATTTGCCTAACAGAAGCAAAATTAATTTCCGCTCCGGGAGCTGCTTCCCAAGAATGAACGAAATCTACATTTATAACAGGAAGATTCTCCACACCCATAGAAGTTTTAATTTCCTTAAACCCTGCACAATGACTCATACATAAAGCTGACCTGTCTCTTTTAAGTCCCAAGTCGATATGGATAAACCTTCTGTGCCCGTCTGTATTGTTAAACCAAGGTTTATAGATACCGTTTTCATCAACTGGGCTTTCTGCATGCATAAAAGCTTTTCTCACTAGATCTGGATCTCTAAAGTATGCGTCTTCCATTGCCGGAGGTTCACATTCAAATCTTGCCCTAGCCTCAATTGGATTTCTAATATATTCCGATTCTAATTGATGCCTCTTAATTGTAGGATTACATTCCCAAGTAGCAGCTTTTATTCTCCAAGTCTTAGGCTCTTCTCTTTCCGCAGAACCGAAGTATCTCTGCTGGATGAAGTCACCTTTATATCTAGGGAATGACAAAAGAATAACCTTACCGACTTCCGGGAAACGAGACATAACAGATAACTTACTCATGTTATAAATAGCAGAAGCAGAACCTTTTGATCTTAATTCCCCTCTTGTTTCCGCATCTGTTTTGAATGCTGAAATCTCATCCAAAATTACAGTTAATACTTCATAACCTTCCCAACCTTCACTCTCAGAGTGACCTGAAAAGCATCTTACTGGTCTGCTAAAGAAAAAGATTTCTGAAACTCTTGGTTCAAAACCTACCTGATTAAAGTATGGTGAACTTAAAAGCAAGTTCTTTAATGGCTCAAAGAAAACTCTTTGTGCTTGCTGAGCGTTAACAGCTAAGTTAAGAAGGTCAATATAGACACCTTTTGCTTTTCCGTAATAACCAAGTGGATCTTTTAGGCAATGAAGAATGTAAACTGTATAAGCCATCGATATTCTTGCGCAATGGTCTTTTCCGGAGCCTTTACCTAACATGCAGATAACTTCATTGTCTGTATATTTTTTATAATATTCTGACCCTTCGTGTTCCCCCATGAGCTTTTGCAAGGTATGCTCTTTAAGAATCTGGGTACTGTGCCTGACTATTTCTAATTGAATCGGGCTTAGGCTCGGCAATCCCAAATACTTTTTGTCAGTTACAAATACTTCAATAGATACAGGAGTTTCCTCTAGTTCATCTTGATTCAATAACTTATCAAAATCTTCATAGCGAAGATTCATTCCAAGATAATCACTCATTTATTTCTCCTTTAAGCAAGGTAAGGGGGCAAAAAGTCTTCTCTGCGTATGAACGAAAGGGGCTGCTTTGGGTTCTCTTATTATGACTCAACGACATCTGCATCTTCAATCACTTCCGCATCCTCTGCTACTTCAATGTCTTGCATTATTTCAAATGCAATTGCAAGTTCTCTTCTTACGGCATCCGCAATTTCTGGGTACTTGGAGATAACATCACGCAATACTCTGGATAAGATTTGGTTGACATTCTCCGCCTTCTGCATTCGTGCAATGTATTCACCATCAGAAGTATTGACACCGAGCAGCTTGTGAAGCTGAGCCTTCTTTGTAGCCAGTTCACCCGCAAGTTTAATAGCCTGAATTCTTGCCGGGACCATACCGTGATCGGTTGCAATACTAATCGTTTCCCAAGCCTCTTTGCTTAACTCATCAAATTCTTGTAAAGCCTTGACTGTATTGAACTGGACTCTTTCAAGAAAGTAAGGATCATCCTCTGCTTGCCTATTGAGTATCTTCTTGTATTCCTCAATATATGACTTAACATCATTTGTTTTGAGGGACATCAAGGATGCAATTTCATGCATTGAGTATCCCTTTATGTGGAGAAGACCTACATCTTCCACATCTTTTAATTTTTCAATTAAAGTTTTATCTTCAATTCTTTCGATATCTGACATAATCTTTCGTAGTACCCTTCTGCAGCAGAATCCCAGCTCATGGTCTGTTCATTTAGTACGGCATTATTAAATGTATAATCAGAAACTACATCGTAGTTATTATATACATATAACATTTTAGCACATAAATCATCAAATTTTGGCTTTGCCCAAGTACCGCAGTCACTATAAATTCCATTCATATTAATAGAGCTATCTTCAAACTCTAAAGGAACTGACAGCTCAGCATATTCTGTGCAGGCAGTTGCATTTGTGCAGATTGTTGGGATACCTTTTGCTATACCTTGATATGGCAACATTCCCCAACCCTCGCCACTTGTCGGATAAACAACGCAATCGGTTAAGTCATAGATATCACTTAACTCTTGGATTGAAACATCTTTATCAATCACATCTATTTGAGGGTGTTTTTCGATAGCCATAAGCTCACCAGATTTGATCCAGCGGGCATCAGGAGCGTCTATCGTCTTATAAAGAAGTCTTGTATTGTCATCGCCCGAAAATATCTTTATAAAAGCATCTACAGTCATCTGAGTGTTCTTGCGAGTTGATGGAGATCCGATGCAAAGGAATGTAAATTTATTATCTTTTAAAACTCTTTTTCTTGGAGTGAATAATTTATTAACTCCAAGTCTAAAATTAAAAACAGGAACTGTTACTCCGGATTCTTCAAAAACATTCTTTGCCCAAAGAGATGTTGTCCATATCTCATCCATTTGATTCATTCGAGAAACCCAATCACTTGGCAGTTTACTTGTTTCCCAATATGAAAAACCAATGTTGTATTTATTCGATACAGTATAGTCAAGAGGTAATCTATTATTTATGAATACATCTGCTTCAATGTTAATTGAAGCACTAGATTGATATTCAATACCGAGTAATGACAAGTCTTGAATGTCAGATGGTATAAGACATGTTCTTTCAATGTCCATTCCCTTCCCTACAAGACGACCATGAATCTCATCTTCGGCTACCTTGTAGCCTTCATTGCGCTTTTGAGCAACGCTTGTTCCATTCCAAATAATTTTCAAAGTTATTCTTCTGTCTCGAAAGCAAGCTCTCTGCCCCTTGCGTTTGCTGACTTTCTCAACTGAACTACAGAGTAGCCGTGAATTTTGGTGTATTGAACACGATAATTAAACCAGCCGGAAGTCCCAATCCAGAATCTTTCATCAGTATTTTTAGAAAGTTCAATTAACTCATCCGTTTCAAGCAGGAAACTCAATACGCCTAGCGGCATATAGAGGCTCATATCATAATTCTCATGCTTACCTAGTGCATACTCCGCAAGCAAATCTTGATATTGCTTGATAATTGTCCGAATAGGCTCTCCTACGAAGTGATCAATCTCTCCGTTTGCATTTCTAATTCTTGGACAGAACTCATCAACTGTTGTTATGGTTCCGAATGTTCTGCACACCATTGGTCTGTAACCATATATAGTGCAACCATTCTTGTAGAAAGCGCAATGTCTTTCTGTTTCTCCACCATCTTTCCAAGTTTCATCCGTCATGGCTTCTTTAAGGGAATCTATGATACCCAAAATCCATTCATCAGCGACTCTTTGCCCAGCGTTTTCTAATTTCAAGTAATACTCTTGATTAATCTTGAAAGCAATATTTGCACATTCAGTCATTGGTAATACCAATCCTATTTTGCAACAGTTGCCAGACCCCAAGCACTTATACTTGGTTTCATTTTGTTTTGCCTCAATTACACGCACTTGATTATAGAGCATGTCTAATTTGGCAAAAGTTAAAATATCCTTGCCTACTACATTTCTTTTCATTTTCCCATTCCTTTTCTTCTTGCCTTGGTTGTTTTTGCCTGATCCCGTCTACGCTTCTCAACTTCAAGTTGCATAGGGGATTTTGGCTTTCTTAAAGCTGTAGCGGATAAGTTTCTTCCCTTACCTCTAAACTTTAAAAGATCATATTTTTTACACCAGTTATATATAGCCTGGGAACTTACACTTATCCCATAACTTTGCTGAAGAACCTTAACGATGTCAGTCAGGTTCATGCGCTTCTTAACATAATGCTCGTAGAGCCATGTCCGGTCTTTGTACGGTTCGTCAGCCATTCTTCTTAACCTTCCAGTACCATAGAGAAATTCCAATTGCGTCAACAATATCGTCATCGTCAATTCCGTCTGTGTCTTTGCCAAATGCTACACCGACTATTTCCCTTACTCTATTCTTTCTTTCATTCTTCATTTTTATAAGCATAGAACCTTTAACTCCATTTTTGTCTAGAATTTCACCATCTTTTTTTGTAACATTTTTATAACCAATTGCTGGTTTCCACGATAATGGACTGACATCTTCAATCTTCTTGCATCTGTCTGAAATTATTCCCCAAGTAAATCCGATAATATAAGATATGATCCTGCTTGTCTGAAAATTTTGGATATAAACAGATTGTTCAATAACAGCAACATCAGGAGAGTGCTTCTCTACAACTTCTAATAATTCTTTTTTAATCTTATTAAACTTCTCTGACTGCTGCTTTTCTTTGGAAAGATCAATCTTGCCAGTAGCAATGAGTTCTTTATCCCAAGACAAAATAGCCCAAGCAAGAGAGTGCGAAGCAGGATCTATTGCAAGGACTTTATTCCACTTTTCTTTCTGTACGATATCTTTAAGACTCACTTAGATATTATATCTCTTTTCTAAGCTTTTCTTCGTCATATCCCCAAGAAATAAGTCTTTTTATGAATCTTTCACCTTTGCATTGTTCACAAATATTTTCTTTATTATAAGTCGACAGTACTGTTGTGCAGTTTTTTGTCTTACAAACTCTTTTCTTGTGTTTGTTTTCTTTAGTTTCATAATATTTTTCTAATAATTTTTTATTAGTTATTAATCTTCTGCATTCAACACTACAGTATAAAGCGTTATAAACTTTTGCAACAAATACATTATTACATTTATCGTTTACACAAATTCTTGGCTCTTCTCTAAACATCCCCTGACCAGCATTTATCAGCCAAATCACACTGAGCACACTTTGCAGATGTCCTCTTGTATGGCTGCTTAGGCATATTACCTTCTAAGAAGTTGGTATATATACCATTATATTTTTTAAATAGTTTGTCTATAAACTCATCATCTCTTTCAATGAAGATGGGGAGGATTTCTTGGTTGTTCTTATTTTCATAAATAACATAACCGCTTGGTAAATCCAAACATCTCATGTAGATTTGAGCTTGTCTATAGTGATCATCTTTGGGCTTATTATACATTTGTCTGTAATTAAAGCCTTCCATACTGATTGATTTTAACTCAATAAGTTTATGACCGTACCAGTCAATTATACCATCAGCAGTGCCCTCAATTGGAGGATCAGAATGTTTAACCGGGATTTCTTCGGCAACAAGGATACCCATCTCTCTCAAATAACTATAAAGTCTTTCATGAACTGCATGACCATTATCAAAAATACGATATGTCTGTGGTCTGAAAGAGGTTGTTACCTCTTGACCTTCAAACAGGTAATGCCAGTATCTAGCGCACTGATTTGTGTAACTAGGGTGGAATCCACCTACTTTTTTCATCGCAGGTGCATTTCTTTTTTCAAGGTTATCATCAATAGCAGTCAGCAGTTCTGCTGTAACTTGCTCGTCTGATTTAAGTATCTTCTCCACCTTGGGAGCCTTTAATTTATTTAGTGATTTCAATTATAAGTTCCTTTGCCCGAAATTTTAAGGGCGTTGATGTTCTCCGTCAATGCTTCATACATTGTTTTCCAAACATCGTTTACAAGTTTATCTTGCTCATTCATTATATTAGACCGTCTCTTGAATCCTTGAGATTTAACAATCATTTGTGTTCTATAAGCTGCCAATATGTTTGCATACTTTATCGCTTGCATTCCAACATAATGATCTGGATTGTCAATAATATCTTGAACAATCCTCATACACTCAACAAATTCCTTAGCCTTGTCCCCCATCTGAGAGGCAAGCCATTCTTCATTAACTACAATATCCATTTCTTAATTTCCTTTCCGATCCACTCTGCTACTGGTGATGCAATAGCATTCCCGCACATTTTGTATCTGTTTGTATCAGCAACAATCTTGTCGTCTGATGTGTATTTAGTATGGTCATCAGGGAACCCCATTAACCTTTCACACTCTAGTGGAGTCAATCTCCTGAGTATTAATTCTGGAGTGCAGACACCATGCTGTGATATTGTATCAAGCGTATATGATGGATCACCAACATCTCCAAAACCTTTTCCTTGAGGACCGGATGTATCCGCTCTCCCAATAATTGTGCCCTGAATGGGGATAGCAACTTGTTCACCAATAAGAGGAACTTGACCACCACCTGTGCCCATTCTATGTTTTAGCGTAGGAACGATACCGTCATCATAAATACGAACATCATCAACTCTAGTACCATCAACAATAATAACAGTGGATCTGCTTTCTCCTGAGTTGTCGAATGCGTTAAGCGTTGGACTAACTTTCTCACTACGCCAGACTTCTGCTGGTAAGTTTCCTTCCGCATCTCTTGCTCCTGACCTCACCACTTTTACATAAGGCTCTAGAATAAAATTCATATCAGGGCGCTTATGATCTGACGCTGATAGACTCACTCCTCCTTGTTCGTATTTACTGAATCCAGTTTTTCCGTACCAGATAGGTTCACTAACGCTTGCCTCAACGGCTCTGGAAGCCTGTTTCCTTTTCTTTCGGCTCTTCTTAATATCCCCCCTGCTGTCTTCGGGGACAGATAAAATTTTTCCATTACTTCGTTCAAGGGCTGTAGAATCCCAACTAGCGATGACGAATATTCGTCTTCTGCGCTGGGGGACTCCGAACCACTGTGCATCCAAGATGTTCCACTCAATTCCCAGTGCCCCGATGTTTGCCATTTGGTCAAGGACTTCCCCAAAGTCTTTTCCATTATTGCTTGTGAGGGCACCTGGTACATTTTCCCAGATTGCCCATTTTGGATATTGATTATTGGTTGCATTGCGCATCTCCTTTATTATTCTAATTGCTTCAAAAAATAGACCTGAACGATTACCTTCAAGTCCTGAACGCTTACCTGCTACAGATAAGTCTTGGCATGGTGAACCAAATGAAATTAAATCCACTGGTATCAAGTCTGCTCCATTGACATCTCTTACATCTTCAAACTTCGGCACATCCGGCCAATGCTTCTTCAATACGCTTTGGCAATGCTTATCCCATTCAACTTGGAACTTGCACTCCCATCCTGCTGAGTCAAATCCTAAATCAAATCCACCTACTCCTGCGAATAGACTTCCGTAAGTTAACTGTCCCATTTTTTTCCTGACATTAGTTTTGGTTCTTTATGACAGATTCCACATTTACCGAAATGTCCATTTCCGTAGTGCGTCTTCCACTCACGACAGCATAGCACCACAACTTCCATTCCGTATTGTTGCTCAAGTTTTTTTCTTCCGTCATTCGATGTCATAATAGAACCTGTTGTCATCAGATGTTTTCCACTTATTCGCATCTTCAACATCCCATTTTCTAGTATTAACAAATCTCTCAATCAGAGTCCCCGTCTTCGTTGTAAAAGATGGATCAAATAATCTAACCCTGTTGTTTGGCTGTATAGCATAGTTTCCGTCATCTCTGAGTATGACATGACCACATTTGTGTTGACCGGGATTTATACTAAACCCAAGATTTATGATGTTGTCATCTGGCGTATGCCAATCAAGTGTGAATAGATATTTACCGTTTACAAATTCTCCAGAACGAGCAACATAAGTCATTCTCATATTTCTCATTGCTTGAAATTCAGTAACGGCTACATGAGGGCTAAAGGAGTTCCAAAGAACAAGATCGTGAATGTCAGCTTCAGGCACACCTGGTCTTTCACAGAAGGCGTTTATAGGCATCCTCCACCAAACCCCGCCATCTTCCATTAAAAAGTGAAATAGGGGGCTTCTTCCTTGCATAGTTGCTACTCCAAAAATCATGCAAGGGTAGTATTTATCATGAGAATCCAGTTGATCTCTCAAGAAGTTACCCCTAACATAGCATTCAATTATTGGCACATTGGCATTAAGTTCTGGCATTTTGTTTATACAACTTTCTTTTGTCCATAGCCTGAAATTGCGCTACGCAGTTCGGCAAGTTCCTTCTTGAGAACTTGGTTTTGTTCTTCAAGACCATGGCAATGGTCAATCCAAAATTTTATAACTCTACGCTGCTCAATTGATTTTTGCTCAATGGGTAGATCTGGCATTTCGCCAGTGATATTGTCACTCATAATTACTATCCTGAATCAACTCTTTAAAAACATGCCATTCGATAATGGCAACTTTGACATCAGAGTCTTCACCCAATACTACGGATATACATGGGTATTTATGATTAGATTTCCAAGCATCTTTTCTCATCTTCATCCATGCAAGACGGGTCAGTGTGAAAGATGCTCCGTTATGTTTGTAATCTAGAAGGAATTCGTGAAACTCAGCATCTCCTTTGCGGAAACCCCTGCCGGAGTTCTTAACAGGCTTTGCATGATCTCTTTTGATTTCATCTTTCTCTGTTCTTTTCATATTTCAACTTTCTATAGTTATTTTTTTCTTTTTGCTAAAAGCGCTTCAAAGTTTTTTATTTTAGTTTCACCCATGTAGGACCAAGCAAAACCTTCGTCAATCAGTGTTTGATTAATTGATACTGGATTTTCATCTAGAAATACCCAACCCAATATGCGACCATACTTTTCGGTACTATCCGGCTTCTCTGTTCTTATCACAACTGTTTTAGCAGCCTCAATAGCATGCTTCAGCTTGTTCTTGACCTCAAGACCCAAAGCCTTTTCATACTTGTCTGTTGTGCGGGATTCTGGTGTATCAATGCCCGCCAAACGGACTCTTTGGGTGAATGAAATATCAAACCCCAAATCAATATCAACATCAATGGTATCCCCATCAACAATTTTTAAAACTTTTTTTACTCTATACTCGTACATATTCACTCCCAGAAATAATCGTGATCATGTGCCTCTTCAATTGCCTTTATAACAGCCAAGAAAGCAACAGTAACCAAGCCCATCATAGCTGAGGTAGCTAGAAAGCCAATAATTGGTATCTTTTTAATCACACCAATATTTTAGCATTTATCTCTGCCAATTGCTTGTCCGTTAAGACAATCTTTGAGATACCATTCCACTTTTCTTCGCCATAGAAATACCAAGCACCTCGGCGTTCAATGACATTCATCTCTATTGCAATATCCAGCAGCTCCCTGAACTCATCAATATTGGCTTCTTGAGGGATCACATAGTAATCACCTTTAGTACCAATACTTGCCCTCTGCTTTGTCTTTTCGATTGTCCAAGCAACCTTTTGGGAGATAATCATATTACGGTCATCTCTTTCCATTTCTTTTGATGATTGAGACAAGAACAACTTAACAATATTGTGCATATTGTGATAAACAGAGTTACCAATCTTTGCTTTGGTAATCGCATACATTCCGCTCAAGTCCATCGTCTGATGGGCGATGAAGATCATTAAATTCTTTTCTTTGTGAAGGTAATTGACCAACTGCTGGAGAAGAGCGCCCTGCGACCTTGCAAGAAGCCCAGCCTTTGATCCTTCTGGCTTGTCATAAGCTTCTTGTCTAATAATGTTTGATAGAGAGTCAAATAGGAATACATGTTTCTCCTCGTCATGATTTAGATAGGGGTGTAGGTTCCTAAGAATATCCTCTACGACAGTTGATTGAATAACAACAATATCGCTAATGTCTATCCCGCATTTAGCGGCATACTCCTCGTTGAAAGAATATTCTGAGTCAACGATTACAGGTCTAAAACCCCTACTCTGTGCCTCTGCTAGAATTCTAAAGCATATGGTTGATTTACCTACTGATGGGTTTCCCCAAAACAAATGAGTAGCGCCAGTATTCAAACCACCACCAAGTGCACGATTCAATCCAACACTAGGTGTTGGTATAACATCATGAACCGGCATCTTCTCGCCTTTTCTTTTATCTACTATTAACATTTTTCTCCTTATTGAATATTTTTAGTGAAAAGTTTTTGTGCCAAGTCTTTTCACTACAGACTTGAGGAACTCATCGCACCTTGTTTGCCAATTGTACCTTGCATAAACAGATGGTGCTTGATTAAAGTAATAATTTATTTCGTCATCAAAATTATCCACTACTCTTCTCATTAAATAAATTAAAGAATCAATTTCAGGAAGGACAACATCTCCACATGTATAGCCAGTGCTCTGTGTCTTTCCCAATTTAGCATCTATGATATTTCTACCCAAGAGATCTTTATATGAGCACCACAAACCTGTTGAAATAACTGGCATGCCGGTAGCAAGAGCTTGTAGGGGAATAAAACCAAAGCCCTCACCCTCGCTAGGGTAGATCAAAACATCATGATCATAGTAAAGCTTAATCAGATCCTCTTGGGATAGAGTTTCGTGAATGTAAGTAATATTGTCATGACGAGGTGCCAGCATTGACGATATGCCAAATCCTTCTGTATTCTCATTACCGTGGTATTTCAAAGTTAAAGATACATCACGCCTGTCCTGAAATGCTTTAGAGAAGGCAGCCTGTGTCATGTCGGCCCTCTTTCGAGGACTTGCTGAGTCAACATGAAGGAATCTTATCTTTCTGTCTCCACCTCTCCTATGAGGCTTCCACATTTCATCAATTCCCATTTCAAAAACATATGTTGGAGTTTTAATTCCAGAATTGATAACAGCATCTTGTGCAAAATAATTGCCAACCCATATCTCATCCACACGATTCATTGCATCAATCCAATGATCCCATACCCTTGTAGCCTCTAAATGAGTTCCTTGTATCTTGTATTGATTATCATGGAATTTTCTAAAATCAGGACTACGCAGGTTCTGCATATTGTAATGGTTGTACCGTTCAGGCTCCATATAAAACAACTGAGCATTTGCTTCACTTGAATTATCAAGAATTCTCATCTTTTCATTCCTGTAAGTAAACTTAGAGAAATGATCAATCATCTTATAATAGCTATACGAATAGCCAGATGCTCCGCTTGCATCCTTGACAAATTGATCAGTATGGAAGGATAACTTCATTCACAATCACTTCACTTTTCCTGTGAAAATCATCCGGCCAGTCTTTAATGTCTTCTGAGTAATATCTTTATATCCAATATCTTTCATCATACCAACTACGGCAAGAGCATTTGGTCCCCAAAAATTAGTGCTGTCATTATTCAATTCGTTAGAAATATAATATCTAGCGGATGGATAAGGGACATCCATTAAATCAACATGTGTCTCTATAACGACCATATCATTAGACATATCAAATGCTTTTTGTAAATAACCAATTGGGTCTTTAGCATGATAAATAACTCCAAGCATTAATACAATATCAAACTTACCATGAATTGCTGGATCAAGTTCCTCAACAGATGCAAGAAGTTTTTCCACATCCGATTTCAAATGCTTATGAGCAAAATTAAATCCATCATCTCCATTCCACCAATGACCACCAATTTGGTTACTTACCCATACAAATTTGTCCGATGCAACAACACGGTCTGCATTTAATCTTTCGCATCCGAATGAGTAATACCCATCCCATGCCCCAATGTCAAGAACTGTTTTCCCAGTTAAATCTTTAGGAATTCCTAAATTATTAAATGTATCTTGAGTTTCTTCATTTTGCCCTGGAGTTGTATATTCTCCAATCTTGATTGGGTGCCACCACTTAATGGCATTCATTTCTTCTTGTATATTATTAGACATAACTTTCTTTCTTTAATCCTTTTCTTTCAATATAATTTTCCACTGCAATAATTCCAGCGTCACTCTCTATTTTATACGAGTCTAGCCTTGTTAATGTCTGTTTATCTTCAATTTTTTCAAGACGAACAGCAAACCAAGAGTTCACTTTGATAATATGTTTAATTTTCTTAAACACAGTAGGGAACACAACAATTTTAAAAATGTTATGACCATCCCAACAATAGAGGTTTGACATCTCTTTGTCTTTTGCTGTAGTAAATGTCCGTTGATGGAAAATATACATAAGTGTTTTTTCATCATCAACAAGACCCAATCCGGTACCATAAAGCCAAGAGTATTCGTGATTAAGACCTTTATTCTGGAACATCATTAACTTATAGAGATCACTATCGTGATATTCATACGCATCACAGAATGCATGTAATGTTCTGTCACCAATCAACGCATAAACATAATCTCTTGTAGCGAGTTCAGTATTCCTCTCAGCAAACACCGTGGTTCCTCCTGAGTGGTCTTCAAACTCAATCCGTAAGTATTGTGGTGTCTTCTTTGTAGAACGCACCACAGCCTTCACCAGAGTCAATGGTGATGTGATTTCATGAAAGTCCGCCAGTTTCCCAACAAATGCATCCATTTCGTTTGGCGCAGAGTTTGTATTCAAAGAGAAACCAAGAACGGGTAAATAATATCTTTGATGGTCAAAAGAAGATACATGACCTATATTCTGAAAAGCACCTACCTTGTCAAGATTCTCTCTTAGTGTGCTTTTAACAGCAGTTTTCCTGCACCTATTAGCAAACTCGTCATACGAATTGAAAGGTCGTTTCGTAGTGATTTCCTCAATCGCAGACTTACCACATGAAGAAACATTGGCTAAGCCAAAACGGATTGCCTCGTACCCCTCACGCACTTCTACGGAGAAGAACTCCTCTGAGAGATTGATATCCGGAGGGAGGATTGTTGTCCCCATTCTTTGGGCTTCCATTAGGTAAGCAGTAATCTTGTCAGTTGTAGACTCATTGAATAGAAGCGACCATACGAACTCAACAGGGTAGTTGATCTTCAACCACATTGTTTGATAAGAAAGCATTGAGTAAGCAACAGCGTGTGATTTGTTAAACATATACAACGCTGCCATTTCAAACTCTGACCAAATCTTTTTAGCAGCAGCTTTTGTAATGTACTGGTTATTAATAAACTTCTCTTGGAACTCATCAAATCCAGCAGCATCTCTTTTCTTACCAATGATCTTACGAAGTTTATCTGCCTCTGCCCAAGTAAAGTCCGCTAACAGAACTGCCATTTGCATCAGTTGCTCTTGAAAGATAACTGTACCGAATGTCTCTTCCAATACATCCTTAACAACAGCGTGAGGATAAACTGGTTTTGCTACACCTTTTTTGCAATCGATATACCTTTGACCCTGAGAAAGCAGAGCGCCGGGGCGAACTAGAGCGTTTGACACAACAAGGTCATTGAAGTTGTCAATTCCCATTCTCTCAATAAGATTACGATAAGCGGCAGCATCTGTTTGGAATACACCTACTGTGTTACCAGCATTAAAGTTCTCATAAACTTTTGGATCATCTAATGTCAAAGATAATTCCTTAACATCAATGCCCCGTGTCTCTTTAATCTTGTTAATACAGTCTTTAATAACAGATACGGTCTTTAGACCGAGCACATCAATTTTAATAAGCCCTACTGCCTCTGCATCCTCCATGTCAAAGGCTGTAACCACAGATCGCTCACCCGTAGAGGAGTCCTTTCGTGTCTCTACAGGGCATACATCACTAAGGGGAATTGATGACACAACCATTCCAGCAGCATGAACACCAGCGTTTCTGATACGACCTTCTAGACTTCTAGCAAGTTTTGTAACATCAGGGTACTGACGGTTGAAAATCTTTCCCTTTTCAGAAGAATCCAACTCATCAATTGTCTCAAAGTATGGGGTAATCATGTTGATTTCCTGATAAGGAACTTGGAATACTCTTGCAACATCTTTTACAGCAGACTTGGCTTTAAACTGACCATATGTAGTAATAGCTGCTACATTGTCTTCTCCCCATCTTTCACGAAGATAGTTACGAACTTCACCTCTGCGCTTATCTTCAAAGTCTAAGTCAATGTCAGGATAGTCATTACGCTCAGGGTTGATAAATCGTGCAAACAGCAGGTTGTACTTCAAAGGATCAACGGCTGAAATATCTAGAAGGAAAGCAAGGACAGAACCCCCAACGGAACCACGACCAGTTCCACGACCAATGAGATTCTTATCAGCCCATTTAACCAAGTCCCATACAATCAAGAAGTAATCGGAAAAGCCCAATCCCTCAATGATTCCTAGTTCTTCTTCTAATCTGACACGATACTCATCACCCAAGTTTTGGGTTTGAATTGCGAACATCGCAATCTCACGCAGGTACTGATTGGAGTCAAGAACCTTGGAATACTTTGGAAGCAGATTTCTCTTCGTTTGAATCTTTGCCGTACACTTATCGGCAACTTCCATCGTGTTCTCCAGATATTCAACATCGTCATAGCCGACTTCCTTGAACCATGAATGAACCGTTGTGGCATTTGCAATATATGGATTGATTTTGTCAAAGCGCAGGAACCTCTCCGGATACATTGCATTCATCTTGTCAATAATGTCAATGCTCTTGTCTTGCACGACATGGAGGTTGTTCTGTGCGACACGAATGTCTCCAGCGTTGAGGGAAGGATATTGTGACACCATGAGTAGCACCTCTTCGGTACCACGATGGTCATGGGTTGGAAAGTGGCAGTCCGCCGTGGCGACAATCTTTTTGTTGTATGCCTTTGCCAAGCGAATCAATTCATCATTGAGATGCTTTGGATTCCATGCTTGAATCTCAAAATAAAAGTCATCGCCAAAAATCTTAATGAACCGTTCCGTCAACTGTTCAGCCTTAGCGTAGTTCTTTGCCTCAATCGCCTTGGATATTGCACCACCCATGCAACCAGACAATGCAATGATATCGCCATTCACCACTTCTTCTAGAAGAGAAAAGTCAATGCGAGGCTTGTAGTAGAAATTTTGTGTCCAGCCCAGTTGTGAAATCTTGAATAGTTTGTTGAGGCCCACATTATTCTTCGCCAATAGGATGAGGTGAAAGCGCTCATACTTAGTTTGTTCGTCTGTTGTAATGGATGGTACGAAGTAAGCTTCAACTCCAAACAAAGGCTTAACGCCCTCTTTATTGCATGCGTCTTGGAACTTAAGCACTCCGCCCATTGTTCCGTGATCGGTAATGGCAGCAGCATACTGCCCGTTTATACTTGTTATGTTAGCAATCTCATTAGGTGTTGACATTCCATCCAGTAGTGAATACTCTGAATGACAGTGCAGGTGGACAAAATCCATTTGTTTAGTTCCAGTCTAAATCGTAAAGCGTTTCTATCGTTGGGAGTTCATCCCAATATTTTTTATTGTACCATTGCTTTCGCAAAAAAGCGTTCACTCCCTC